GTTTCATTTAGTGGCGGGTTCCTCGATTTGAGGAACCTCCAGCGTCGTCACGCTGACTTTGGCGTCTGCAAACGCGAGAAGTGCGGCGGCGTGGAGTGTTTCTATGTCCAAGGGTGTCTCCTCGATATCCAGGTCCAGCGGATTCTCTGGAGGGAAGGATGGCAGAAACTGCAAAACCTCCTCCTCCAAGTACCACTTGCCCAGAAGTGTGGACAATTGGTGCATCATCGCTAGGATCACCTGTGATTGTAGTACTGCCGGTGATAGTTGCTCCGAACTTTGAAGGCTGCGCTTCAATATGGATGAGGCCTTCGAGTTCCTCATCTGTTCGAGCCATCCTGATAGCTGTGTCCCAGTCGCGAACATCAGACGCATCGCAGTGAAGCAATTGAGCCATACGTTCGACGACCAAAGGGCAATCTGTTGGCGGTTTGGGCCAGACACATACCTCGGGGTCGACTTCTCCACGGATGTAATAAGGAGTGTCGTTTCTGAGCCGATCGCGGTGCTCTTCGATTGCAGAACGAGCTCCACTCTCACCCCCAGGTAGTCCAGCAAGCACACGATCACACCATGCTGAGATGATCGGTGTAGTTGGATCAAGCTGTTTATAAGCAATTGCGCGGTTCGCAACTGCGACATCGTTTGGTATAGTCGGTGGTGATAAACTAAGATGCAGTTTTGACAAAGACCGAACGGGGTCCTGGATAGAATCCAGGCGTGTCCAGGCGTCTGTGTAGACTCGGGCAAGGAATTTGATCATCCCACCTCTGTCCACTGTTTCAACTTTGGCCTGTAGGCCAAGTAAACCTGCTGTTGTATTGGTGATCTTTTCAGAGGCACCAGAAACCCCGTCATCACCGAAGGCAGTGCCTATTTCTTCCCAGGCCTGCACTGAATCCATGCCTTGTTCCCTACAGGAGCTATAGGTTACAAAGGCATTGACCACTGAGTTTCCGAAAGCTGTTATTTGGGATGCCGTGACTCTCTGCCCGTCGATATCAGCCTTGACACCGTTACGGGTGATGACACGACACTTCATCTCTCGATCGAAAAGCCGTCCCATTTCCGCCTTCATGTAGTCAGTTGAGGCTCTTATAACAATAGGTCTTTCGACATTGTTTCTCAACCAAGCCCTCAAGAAGGCATCGAATCGAGTGTAATCGGTAAGGATCACACGTTCCCTCTTCATCACAAATTCGTGGACACGTTCTGCTATCTCAGTCGGAGTGAGACCGCAGCAGTACCAACGGCAGTGTGACATCATCTCCTGAAGCGGGAGTAAGATGGCGGCGAACCGGATGTTGTGTTGGTCCGGAACTTGCATGATCATCCTAGGGTCGGTGACTTTAGCATATGGTTC